CAGATCATCAGAGCGCACCATCGGCTTGAATGTGGCAGCACTTTCCTTCATTGCAGGACATGACCTTCTTGGCTTCCTTCACGAATGGGAGAAGCTGATTCGAGAAGAACGCAGCCTGACTCCACCAGCGTTCATCAAGAAGCCCGAGAATCTAGGAACCGAGATTGACGATGCCATCAAGTTCTCGCAGACCCATCTGGCGTGGTCGGGTCAGCAGGATTGGATTGCAGACTTTGTTTCAGAACTCAAAGACATTCATTCACAAGGAATGGGCGCAGCTCGAAAGTTCGTTGAGAAGACTCGGCGCATCCCATGTCCGGCAGAAACAGGCGAAGGCAGTTGCGGGAATCTGCTCAAGATCAATGCTGACGATCCATTGGAAATCTTTGATTGTCGCAAGTGCCAGAGCCAGTGGACAACACTTCGATTGATTGCAGTTGCAATGTCAGACAAACGAGCAGTCTGGCTTGATGCAGAAGCTCTTGCAAAGTGGATGGGAATTTCAGAACGTCATGTCAGGCGATTGGCTCAAAAATACAAATTGCCAAAGCGAGGCGAACTTTATGAAGCCCATGCCATGATTGAGGCGCAAGCACAACATGGTTGATTTGACAAATCCTGTCCGCGTGTTGTGCTATGCTTCCGCATGTCGGTGTGTCGTATCCACAGGCGATGTCACCCTTTGAGTCTATTCTTTCAATATGGACATCCGAGATGAAACTATTGAAGAAATCAATGAGGCTTTGAGCCATATCGTTGATGTGCTTCACAATACTCGCGATTCACAAAAGAAACATTTGTGGGCTTTGGTCGATGAGTTACTCGATGCAAAGATTGCAAAGGAATCTAAATGACAACAATCATTGCTGTGCAATCAAATGATGGCGTTCTCTTTGGCGCTGATTCTCAAGTGACTGCACCGAATGGAAGAAAATATTCTGCATCTCGCATGGTCAAGATTACTGAACGCAATGAGTACATCATTGCAGGATCAGGTGAATGCGCTCCATGCGACATTGCTCAACACATTTGGATTCCACCCAAGCCAAATGCAAAAGATAAAAAAGATTTGTATCACTTTATGATTGCATCAGTTGTTCCATCACTCAAGCAATGTTTCAAAGATAATGACTACAAGATAAATCAAGATGATGATGAGAATGCTTTCTCATTCCTCATCGCATTGTGTGGCGAAATCTTTGAGATAGCAGATGACTTCTCAATCTCTCTTGATGACTCAGGCTTTTATGGTGTAGGCAGTGGCAGTTCGTATGCAATAGGCGCACTTCATGCAGGTGCAACAGTTGAGCAAGCATTGATGATTGCAGCAAAGAATGATGCTTTCACATCCGCACCCTTTGTCTATATCGAACAAGAAAAGTAATGTCACCAAAGTTGTCATGCTTGATGTGCGGAATACCCACAGCAAAATCATTTTGTGAACCCTGCCTACTTATCAAGAAAGCCAATGCACCAAGAAGAGAACGACCATCATCTTCAATGCGTGGCTATGATTCCCAGTGGCAGAAGATTCGCATCATGGTATTGCGAAGAGACAACTGGATTTGCGTGCAATGCAACAAGAAACTTGTTGGCGCTGATGCCACAGTGGATCACCGCATCCCCCTAGCCAGGGGTGGCACAAACGAAGCAAGCAATCTTCAATCGATGTGTCGGAGTTGTAATTCATCCAAGAAGGATCGATGAAATAGATATACATCATTTTGTGTTTTTTGTGCGTAATACACACAGACCCACCGCCCCCGCTTTTTTTACACGCCCGCGAAACTATGAAACAGCCTGAGACCTTGGAGGTTATGCGATGCCTAATGGCAGACCACCCAAGCCAGCAGAGCTGAAACGCATCACAGGCAATCCAGGCAAGCGCAAGCTGCCAGAATTGAGCGTGGTCACAACTTTGCCAATGGCTCATCAGATTCCGGAACCGCCAGAGGCACTTGGCGAAGAAGGCTTGGCTCTATGGAATCAAGCGTGGGCTGCTGCAATCACCTGGCTCTCACCTTCGAGTGATTTCCGCGCCATCGAGAATGCAGCTCGCTTGGCTGATGACTTGGCATTTGCTCGCAAGAAATATCGTGCGACTCTTGAGCCTAATGATGGAAGATTGCTTGTCCATCTCAACAAGGCATTTGTGGATTCTCTTTCCTCACTAGGCTTTGATCCAACATCTCGCTCTCGCCTTGGCGTTGCCGAAGTGAAGGCAATCAGTGCCATCGATAAACTTTTGGCAAAGCGAGAAGCTAGAAAATAATTTCAGCCAGGGGGCGAAATGGCAGGGAAGAAAAGCATTCAGGGATTTCCCCCACGCTGGCTCTCGCCAGTAGCGGAATCGGATCTCAAACGCTCTCGTGGAAATGACATCGCAGACTTTGCAGAAGCGCTTTGCAAAATAACAAAAGATTCCATCGCAGGTCATGCCGGCGAGGATTTGGTCTTCAGACCTTGGCAACGCGAACTCACTCGACAGTTATTCGCAGTCAAGGCTGATGGAACTTTCAGACATAGAATTGGACTCATCGGACTTCCTCGGAAAAATGGGAAGTCTGCTTGGCTCTCAGCAGTAGCACTTGAATCACTTGTGCTTGGTGCGCAAGGTGGAGAAATCTATTCTTGTGCAGCTGAAAAAGAACAGGCAAAGATTGTGTTCAACACAGCCAAGGAAATGGTCAGGCTTCATCCTGAACTTTCCGAACTGTTGACTGTCTATAAAGACACGATTCACAATCCGAAGACTGGCTCTGTCTATCGCGCACTTTCTTCCGATGCCTTCTCCAAAGAAGGTCTGAACCCAACGCTTGTCTGCTTCGATGAATTACACGCACAACCTAATCGCGAACTCTTCGATGTTATGTCACTCGCGATGGGCGCTCGTATCGAACCAATGTTGGTTGCAATCACAACTGCTGGAGTCAAATCAGATTCAAGCGGAAAAGATTCAATCTGCTTCTCGCTTTATGAGTACGGCAAGCGAATTGCACTTGGCGAAGTTGAAGATCCATCATTCTTCTTTGCTTGGTGGGAAGCCAATAATGACAACGACTATCGTTCAGAAATTTCCTGGCGTGAATCGAATCCAGGATACAACGACATCGTTGCAGCAGATGATTTTGCTTCTGCAATCTTGAGAACACCAGAAGCTGAATTCAAAACAAAACGCTTGAACATTTGGACTTCGACATCTGACACTTGGCTGCCTCATGGCGCTTGGGATGCTCTTGTCGATAGTCACGAAATTCCTGACGGCGCAGATGTAGTCCTTGGATTCGATGGATCCTTCAATGGTGACTGCACAGCAATCGTGGCAGTCTCAGTTGGCGAAGTTCCTCACATCATGCCAGTGGCAGTGTGGGAAAAACCGGATGAGGCTGATGCGAGCTGGCAAATCCCAGTGCTTGAAGTTGAGGATGCCATTCGCGCTGCCGCTATTCGCTGGCAAGTTCTTGAAATCGCTTGCGACCCTTACAGATGGGCGCGAACATTTCAGATTCTTGATGATGAAGGCTTGCCTGTTGTTACCTTTCCACAAACAGCCAGCCGCATGACTCCAGCAACAACACGATTCTTTGAATCAGTAGTCAACAAGACACTGACTCACGATGGTGATGCTCGCCTTGCAAGACATATTGGAAATGCACAACTTCGCACAGACAATCGCGGATCAAGACTTGCCAAGGAAGCTAAAGGCTCAAAGCGCCGAATCGACCTTGCAGTTTCATCTGTGATGGCTCTTGAACGCGCAAGTTGGTGGCAATCTCAGGGTGGCGCATTGCCACAAATTTTCGACCCGTTCTCAATGGAGGTTCCAGATGCGTGAGTACATCACGACAATCACAGAAGCGATTGGCGCAACCATGATTTCTGTTGGTCTTGGTTTCATCTTCGGTCTTGGCGCAGCTCTTATTGCTGGCGGCATTTTGATTCTTGTCGGTTCTATCTTGGCAGACTTTGGAGGCAATAAGTGAGCATCTTCAGTCGCGGGATTCAATCTTTCACAGTAGGTCGATACCCACAATTCAACAACTATGTTTCACCTTTGAGTCAGCTCTATGGTCAGACATCAATGACCTCAGCTGCTGGCGAGCGCATCGATGAATGGACTGCTCTGGGAGTCTCATCAGTTCTTGGGGCTGTCTCACTTCTAGCAGACTCAGTTGCTTCAATGCCGATGCGTTGCTACACCATCGACAAGAGTGGCAAGCGCGTGATGCGACCATTGCCAGATGTTCTTGGAGATCCTGATCCAGAGTCGAACACATACGAATTGATTCACCAGATTGTCGCTTCAATGGCTTTGCATGGAAATGCTTATGTCAAAATCGACAGAGACCGCATGGGAAACATGATTGGTCTCGTGCCTTTGCACCCTTACCAGATGCAGGTTCTTCCAACAGGTGACATGACAGGTCGCAGATATTTGCACCTCGGCAATGAAATGAATCGCGAAGATATGCTTCACCTTCGTTGGTTCACACCACCTCAATCGTTAGTGGGTATCAGCCCACTGAACCAGGCTCGCAACTTGATTGGTCTTTCCATTGCTATGGATCGCCATCTTGCGCAGTTCTATGGTGAGGGTGGAACGCCTTCAGGAATTTTGGAAACAGATCAAAAGCTGAACTTAGAACAGGCTCGCGTTATTCAGGCAACATGGGAAGCAACTCATCGCCGCCATCGTAAGCCAGCAGTTCTTTCAGATGGTCTCAAGTTCCGACCAATCACAACATCAGCAGCAGATTCTCAAATGATTGAATCTCGCGAGCAATTGATTCGAGATGTTGCAAGAATTTTCCGCATTCCAGATCACCTCATCGGTGCAAAGGGTGACAATCAGACTTATCAGAATGTCGAGCAAGCATCATTGAATTTCTTGACTCACACAATCGCACCTTGGATTCGTAGAATTGAAATTGCAATCTCAAAGATTCTTGATCCTGAAGTTGATGTTGCATTTGATACTTCAACACTTCTTCGCACAGATGCACTCACTCGCGCTCGCGTGAATATGGTGAATGTGTCAATGGGCGCTCGCACTCCAAATGAGGTTCGTCAAATCGAAGGAATGGAACCTTATATCGGAGGCGATTCATTCAATCAGGCACTTGCTGGCAATGTGACAGCAGGTGGTCAGAATCCTTCTCTCGGAGAAGATGCAGATCCATCAGCGCCAGTGATGGGAGTTCTTGAATAATGGCTGAGACTTTTCGAGTACCGCAAGGAGTTCAGGATGAAGCAAAAAAGGCTTTGGCTTGGATTGCTGATGGTCATGCTGGTGGTGGCTTCACAGCTGTGGGCAAAAAAAGAGCGAGCGACTTGGCTGCGGGACACCCAGTAAGCGCTGAAACAATCTTGAGAATGTATTCATTCTTCAAGCGACATGAAGTGGACAAGCAAGCAGAAGGATTCAACTCCGGCGAAGATGGTTTCCCATCCGCAGGAAGAGTTGCATGGTCAGCCTGGGGTGGCGATGCTGGCTTCACTTGGTCAACAAGAATCAGAAATCAAATCTCGAAAAGCGCAAGAGCGCTTTCCCTGATGGCATCCGAGGAGGGTGACA